TGTTACAAGAGATACCACCTTTACACAAACGATATCTGCTACTGGTGATGGAGTTCCTATTGCTGAAACAATTAATTCTGTTGTAATAAGTGGAACTGGTGTAGATTCTGGTATCACAATAAATGGCGCAACAATAAGTGGTCAATATAATGCAGCATTTAATGAGCAAGTGCACTATGTTACAAAGGGTTCTAGTGATTTACTAGAGACTCCGACTATAGTGAGCGGTACTGGAAATGTTCCACCAAACAAAGACATTATAAAATTTGTTACTGATAACAGCTCATTTAAAACAAAATCATATACTGTAACAGTTACATATAATACCAATCAGACAGAAACGTTTACGGTGTCACAGAAAGTGAATAACGATATGAATGGTTTTGTAAGTTGGTTAACTGGCTATTTGAATGCATAAATTTGTTATTTTAAATAAAGGAATAATAGAAACATATAGTGACTTTGACGATATACCAAAGTCATTTGATAATTTAATAGAGTTTAATCCAGATATTATACCGCCCCCTCATACAGAGGAGGAACATAGATTAAATGGTCAATGGGAAACTAAGCTAAAAGAGCTTATGAAACGGGAGACAAAATAATGCCAGCAGTCGCAAGGATAGGAGATGCCAATGCAGCACATTGTTCTGGAATGGTACAAGCAGCAGGGAGTGGTAATGTATTTGCTAATGGTATTGCAGTGTCAAGAGTAGGTGATAGTAATACTGGACATTTACTTCCTGGATCACCATGTCCTGGTCATGCAACTCCTATAGGCTCTGGTTCTGGAACTGTATTCGTAAATGGCATATCATGCGGTAGAGTAGGTGATCCGACATGCACATCAGTCGCGGCTGGATCAGGTAATGTTTTCGCTGGCGGTTAAATGGCGTTATAAATAGATTACAATACTTAGAGAAGTACATCTCTATTATACATGAGTTTTAATTACTAGTCAAGGTTTATTTTATGTTACATGATAATATAGTAAGTTTATTTGAATTATATAATGCTGAGAATGAAAAATTCAGTCAAGGCAACAAAGCAGCTGGAACAAGAGCTAGAAAGGCGTTAGCCGAAATTTCAAAGCTGTGTAAAGACAGACGAAAAGAAATACAAGAATCTAAAAACACTCAATAAGTAGAGAGAAATGGCAGAGACTAAAAAAGAATTGTTTAGTGACATCGGTCTTGGGTTCTTCGCACACCCAAAGACTGGGGCGCTCACACGCAAGACTAACAGAGAAGCAGTTAGACAATCAGTCAAGTCATTGGTGCTAACGGACTATTTTGAACGACCATTCAAATCGAACATTGGTTGTAGTATTCGTTATTACTTATTCGAACTATTCACCGCAGCAGTAAAACAGCAAATGGAATCTGCGATTCGCGAGGTCATAAAGAACTATGAGCCACGTGCTGATGTGATTGAGGTGTTAGTTGAAGAAAACAGAGAAAAACACATGTTGACTGTATCAGTAGCATTTATGGTACTCAACGATCCAGAACCAGTCGTATTAGACGTTATACTAGAAAGAGTCAGGTAATGGCAGCAAATACATATTTACAAGTTACTGAATTAGATTTTGCGGATATCCGCACCAATCTTCAGACATATCTCAGCACCCAATCACAGTTCAAGGACTATGACTTTGAAGGATCTGCTATGTCAGTTCTTCTTGATGTCTTGGCATATAATACGCACTACAATGCATATTACTTGAACATGATCGGTAACGAGATGTTCTTAGACACAGCCCAGCAGCGTGATTCTGTAGTATCGAGAGCAAAGGAATTAGGATACGTTCCTATTTCTGCTATCGGCGCAACGGCTGATGTGACATTGAACTTCACTGGCGTTGCTGCTAGTGTTCCTCAGTTCACTGTACCAAAGAACTCAAAGTTCACTACATCTATTGATGATGTGACATACACATATGTGACGTCTCAAGTGGAAAAGATTGACCAGAGTGCGACAGGAACTTTCTCTAAAACGATCACGATTAAAGAGGGCGAGCCACTCACGCATGCGTGGACGGCAAGTGCTTCTAATCCAGTTCGATATATTATTCCAAACAACGGCGTAGATACTACAAGCATCACTGTAAGCGTCCAAGAATCAGCTGCAGATAGCACAGTGACTGAGTTCACTAGAGCAACAAATGTCAATCAGGTTTTTGAAACGTCTCCAGTATTCTTCCTTGAGGAAGCGAGCGACAAAAAATATGAGTTGGTGTTTGGGCAAGGCGGTCTTGGTAAAGCTATTAAATCAGGCAATATCATCAAAGCGTCATATCTCGTATGTAGCGGTGCTGCTACTAATGGTGCAAATACGTTCTCTGTTGAAAGTATCTCCACAGGTCTAACACCAACGCCAACAGCCACGATCACTGCAGTGACTAAGAACGCTGCAGGCGGCAGAAGTCAAGAGGGTGTCGATTCAATAAAGTTCAATGCTCCTAGAAACTTCCAGACACAAAACCGTGCCGTTGTTGCTAATGACTATCAAAGAATATTATTAAGTGAAAACCCAGACCTCCAGTCTGTTATTTCTTATGGCGGTGAAGAAGCAACACCACCTGCTTATGGTAAAGTTTATATTGCGGTCAAACCGTTTGATGAGCAGTTTGCTACAGCAACAAGAAAGCAGGCGATCCGCGAATCAATTAAAACCAGAACGCCACTAGCCATTGATCCCGTGATCATTGATGCTGATTATGTGTACTTGATCCCGACAATATCCACATACTATGACACTACAAGAACCACATTGTCATTAAGCAGTGTGGAGCAGATGATTCGGGATTCAATCGACTCTTTTGCTTCAACTAACTTAGAGCGATTCGGTAATAAGCTGCGATATTCACGGTTTGTTCGTGCGCTCGACAACACTTCTACAACAATCTTAAATAATGATGCTGCTATTAAAGTTCAGAAAAGGTTTGTTCCTAACGTCAATGTTGCGGAAAACGTTTTGTTGTCTTTCCAGAATGAGCTGAGACCATCAACTGTCGAGTCAACCGAGTTCACTTATAATGGATTCTCTGCATATCTTGGTGATGATGGGGCAGGAAACGCCACAATCTTCAGATACAGTGACACTAACGTCAAAGTCACGATCGTCGACATTGCAGGAACAGTAAATTATACTACAGGTGAGATTGTTATCACAAACTTTGCACCGACAGCATATGCTGACATACAAATCAAAGTTTCAGCCAAGCCAGAGAATTTTGATATTAATTCGGTGAGAGAGCAAATATTGCTTATGAATTCCTCCGACGCTACGATAAATGTATACGGCGAGCAAGGTTAATGACTATAAAATCGAAACTATCAGCTGTTGTCGCGAATCAGTTTCCAGACTTCTATAAAGAAGAGGGTGAGAACTTTCTTGCCTTTGTGGAAGCGTATTATGAATACATGGAACAGAACGGTAAGCTGACTGACGCCATACAGAATTTAGAAGATTATCGTAACATCAATACAACTCTTGATGAGTATTTGACACACTTCCAAGAAACTTTATTGCCATCGGTTCCGTATAATGTCGCTTCTGATAAGAAGCTGTTAGCGAAATACATAAAAAATTATAATAGTTCTAGAGGGACAATCGCCTCATACAAGCTATTATTCAGAGCAATTTACGATGAGCCTGTAGAGATAAACTATCCTGCGGATCAGATGCTCAAGGTTTCGGACGGTGATTGGAACTTAGATCGCTATCTTGTTACGACACACAACAAAAAGAACTATGCGCTTATCGGCAAAACAATTCGTGGTGCTGAATCAAAAGCTGAAGCTCTTGTCGAAGATGTGGTTGGTCGTGTTATAAACGGCAGAGACTTGATGCAGATCAATGTCTCGAATGTTAAAGGGTCATTCAACCATTTAGAAGTTGTCTCTCTCGCTTCCGATGCTAATTTGTCAGGACATACGATCACCGTTGAAGCTGGTATCTCTAAAATTACTATTCAAGACGCTGGAGCACAATATGCTGCTGGCGACATTGTTGACATAATCTCAGAAAAGACTGGTGCGTTTGGTAAGGTTGTTGTGACAGAAACAGTCGACCTTGGTGGTGCGTTGACATTTAGTATCTTAGATGGCGGTTCAGGTTATACTGCGGGATTCACAGACAGTCAGGTTGGCGGCACAACGGTCAGCATCGGGTCAGTTATCGCAGGTGACGGTATTACTCCTGGATCTTTTCAAATCGGTCTTGGTGATCTCACAGACACTTTTGCTCTTTCAATGAACACCAACTTGATTGCTAGTAATAACATATTCGGCACACTTGCTCCTACAGTTACTGATGGCACAAACACCAATAATTTAATGTCGACACTCCAACATACGATTATTGGCGCTCCAACTCTCGGCTTCCCAGAACTCGAAGAAGAAGTTGATAACGAACATTATAGAGATAACAAAGACGCAAGACTTTTGGTTGCCAATACTGGCGCTGCTTTTGCAGTTGGTGATAAAATATATGGCAGCTCATCATATGCCAATGGCACTATTGTTGCAATTGGAGCATCATCGGCTGATGGCGCTGCAGTATTAGAAGTAGACACATTCGGTCTATTCACTTCTTCTCTAAGAAATATGATCAATGACTCTGAAGAAATACAAGAGAATGATCACTGGACTTCATCTAGGTCTGATGTTCCGTCATCAGATGACGTTGTTGCGCCAGATGGTACAACAACCGCTGAGAACCTTATAGAAAACACAGAAGTAGACCTAGACCATTTTCTTGGTGTTAAGAATTCTGCTCTGGTCGGTACGGTCAACGGTAGCACATACTACACATTTTCTGTGTATGCTAAACCGATTGCTGCAGGGTCTAAGAGATATATCAATTTCAGAGGACTAAGTAGAGGCTCTAACTATCCCATATTTGATATTGTTTTAGGTAAAGTTGTCCACGCAGGAACTCAGTGGACAGACACTAAGATAGAACCTGCAGGCAACGGTTGGTGGAGATGTTCTAGCAGGACTAATCCTAGTAGCACCACTGGATGGCGTATCGGCATGCAAACAACAGAGAACATGGCTGGTCCAAACGGATTTCAATATACTGGTGATGGTGTATCTGGCGCATCTATTTGGGGCGCTCAGCAAGAAGAGGGTTATCTGACTGCATATCAAAGAAAGCAAGATACTGATACAACTGGTACAGGCGAATTTGTTTTCAAGACCAACTCAGAGAAAAACTCAGGCACAAACATGGGTAAGGTCACAACCTTCCATGCAAATACTATCGGATACCATCTAGTTGAATTTGCTAACAATGCAGGAACAACTGTTGTGGCAGGAGATGAGTTTGTTGGTGATGAGCCTAATACAGCTAACACTGCAGACTCAGCAATAACTGGAGACGAATTATATTCTTTCGGTGTTGTTAAGCATGTTATCTCTGATACTCCTGGAGGATATGAACATTTGCCTCTCGCCAATACAGTTCAGTCAGGAACAATCAGCAGTAGCGGAACAACAGTAACAGGAACAAATGTTGGCGTCAATTTAGCAAAGCATGATGCTATCAAAGCAGGCGAACAGACTAGTCGAAGAGTCACCGCAGTAAATAGCGCAAATGAAATTACAGTAACACCAGCATTCTCTCCTGCATTGACCAATGCAGCATATGGTAAGGGTGGGGTGTATAGGAACTTAGTTAAAGCGAGAGTCACTTCTAACACAACATCAGCAATAGCACACCAGTTCCAGACTGGTCCATTCCAAGGATTCAAAGAAGGTGAAGGTGTAGCAAAAACAGGTGCTGCCACAATAGTCGGCAATGTTGCATACACAACATCCAATACTGCATATGAGAACGCTTACACTTCTTTGAGTGATTCACTTATCTTTAAGAATAGCATATTCGGATCTATCGACAGATTATCAAACCGTATTGGTGGTACTGGATTTACTGTCGCTCCAGACGTTATTGTCAGAGAGAATGACATTGCCGCATTAGGTATTGGCGAGCAGTATATCACACTACAGACTGATAATGTCAATTGGAATACAGGCGATTCGCAAGTAACAGTGTTAGACACTAATGATGCAGTCGCACAAACATCTACTGGCGCAAGCGGTGATATTAAAGGTGGTGTGATAGGGAGCAATGTTCCAGCTACAATTGCTCATGCTAATGGAACTTATGAAACAACGATTCGCGTCTGGCAGAAGATGTTACAGAGAAGTCCTGGAAACGTAAGTTTTGCCAATAATACAACAGTAGCAATAAATATCCACGGCTCTGAGTATGTTCCTGGAACTACAGATACCAGAACGCCAACTGCAACTGGATCAGCAAAGATTGTGAAGATTGTTGATAGGGGCGTGTTAGGTGATAACGCATCGGTTCGTGCAGACATAGGCGCTGACGGCACGATAACTGGTGTCCGTGTAGTTGATTCAGGATTCTCACATGAGCAGAATGAACTCGTGCGCTTTGCCGAGTCAGGCAGAACGGACTCAACGCAAGCACTGGCGAATCTGACGTTACAGAATGTAGCCAACTCTGAAGGATATTATTCTAGCTCTAGAAGTCACGTTTCTACAAAGCGAGGAATCATACAAGATAGCAATAAGTATCAAGAATTCTCATACGAGATAGCGACACCTTTAAGTTTACAAAGATATAGAGATGTTGTATTAGACCTTGCACATCCAGCGGGGCAGAACTTGTTTGGACAATATCAATCAAGTTCTGACATTGCTGCTGACGTTGTAGTCACAGCCAATAACGTAACACGGATTCAAGCTACTGGCACATTCTCGATCGCCAACGGCAGTCAAAACATTATTGGTGTTAGCAGCGATATGGAGAATGAATTTATTGATGGTGGCGTATTTATATTGGAAGTTTCTGCCAATCAGTACTATAGACTTCCACTAAATATAGTATCGAGTGCAACGCAAGCAACAACGCATGTGACATGGTCGAATACGAGCATATCATCGGCTAAAGCATATTACATAACAGGACAATAAGTTAGATGCCAACATACACATATCCAACCAAAGAATTGTCGATCAATAATGCAAAGGCATTTATCGCTGCTGTGAATGAGACTGACACCGTATCAGTGAAAAAGTCTGCTATCCTCTATGCGTGTATCGGAAACAGTAATGTGTCGTCTGACGAGCCTAATCCGAGCGAACCAGAAAGAAACATTGCAACCAAGCACTTTAAAGTTAAGCGCGAGATGTTTGGTGCGAAGAGAATTACACCAGCAGATGTTTCCCATGTTGTCACAAGACATAACTGGGTTAGTGGTACGATTTATGCCATGTACAAACACACGACTATTGATCCGTACGATCCTACAAAACAACCATTCTATGTTGTCACTGACCAATTAAATATCTACAAATGTCTGAACAACAATAGCGGCGCAGTATCTACAGTTAAGCCTACTGGATTTTCAACTCTCCCGTTTACTGCTTCTGATGGATATACATGGAAATACATGTACACAGTTTCATTAGGTGACTCTGATAAATTCATGACTTCGACACACATGCCTGTTAAAACGATAACGGCATCCGACACATCAACAGAATCTGATAGACTTCTAGCCGTTCAGAATGCTGCGGTAGATGGTGCAATTCAGGTCATTGAAGTGAACACTATTGGAGTTGATTATGAGGAGGTATTTGATGCGCCTGTGTCAACTGCGACTACATTGACGCTGACGGTTTCGCCATCATCAGAGATTTCAATTGATACTGGTGATGACATCTATAATGGTTCTAGCGTGTATGTTACATCAGGAACTGGTTCAGGGCAGCTGCGCAGGATTACAGACTATAACGGTTCGACAAGAACACTTTCTGTCAATACTGCATTCGCCACAATACCTGCTTCGGATTCTAAAATCATAATATCCCCAACTGTTACAATTATTGGAGATGGCAATGGTGCGCTGGCATACAGTAGATTAGCGGATGATCTGAGTGGTAGTGTCGCAAGTATCGAACTTATCAATATCGGAACTAAATACACACAAGCAGAGGCTTTGGTTACTGCAAACCCATCACACGGTTCAGGCGCAACAGCAAACGTTATCATCTCCCCTATGGGCGGTCATGGCTCTGATCCTGTGCGAGAGCTTGGCGGTGATAAAGTGGGGTTGAACGTATTATTCAAAGATGTTGAGGGCGTTTCTGCTACTGGTGCAGGTTACATCCCTGTAGGCACTACATTCAGAACAGTAAGTGTTCTCAAAGATCCTATCTTAAAAGTTGACGAGAATAATGCAGCACTAGCAGATGGCACAGAAGTAGTAGCCAAGAGCATAAATAGTCCTGCAACTTTAAGGCTTACAACTCGCGCATCAATATCATATGAGAGTATAGCGGATGATATTCCAATCAACCCACTTGTTGCTGGTCAGTCTATAACTAATGAAAGAAACAGAAGTAAAGCTGCTCTTGGAACGCTTGAGTTTGTGACAGATCTTAGTGAAGTTGACAGAAACAATAATGCTATGGCAAATGCTCTTAAAGCAGCAAATGCGAATATTGTTCTTATTAAAGATGATGAGACTAAATCTGATACATCGTTCTATACATTATATCTAAATAACGTTAACAGTTATGGAAATTACACTCCATTCGTCAAAGATGACTTTATCCTCAAAGCGGGGAGTGATGCGACTACTATTGCGAGCATAGAAGACATAACTGGTCCAGAAGCAAATACTTTCTCTGGTGAAATACTTTATACAGAAAACATATCCACTGTTGATAGAACTACAGATCAAACAGAAGACATTAAAATAATACTAGATTTTTAAGGGCAAAAATAAATGACTATCGAAACAAACCTAAACCAGAGTCCTTTTTTCGATGACTTCGATGAGACTAAGAACTTTCATCGTGTGTTGTTTAGACCTGGATATGCAGTTCAGGCGAGAGAGCTGACACAAATCCAATCTATCCTTCAAAATCAAATAGAACGGTTTGGTGTTGATGTATACAAGGACGGAACAGTAATTGATGGGTGTAATGCTCAAGCTCAAGTCTGGTCATATGTGAAACTAAATGACAAGAATGCCGCTAATGCTGTTATTGTCCTTACACAATTTTTCGATACCGCTGGTGCTATTGAAGATGTGATTATTAGTGGTGCCACATCAGGTGTTACCGCAAGATTGCTTGACGCTGTTGACGGTTCTGAAACTGCAGCGCCTGATTACTTGACGGTTTTCGTGTCATATACGAACTCAGGAACAGATGGCGCAACAAAGACCTTTGCCGACAATGAAGAGTTAACATTCACTCGTATTTCTGACAGTGCGGTTATTGCGACCACCACCACTATTGCTTCGGCTGCAGCTGGCACTGGTACTGGCGCACACGTTAGTGCTGGTACAGTTTTCCACAAAGGCAACTTCATCAAGGTGAGCGAGCAGGCGAAAGTCGCGAGCAAATATGAATCACTCCCAAGCATACGTGTTGGTCTAGAGACAAAAGAATTCATCATCGATTCATTCCAAGATTCTTCGCTTCTCGATAATGCGTCAGGATCTACGAATTTCTCTGCTCCTGGAGCGTCAAGATTAAAGCTGACTCCAACAATCGCTACACGCCCATTAGTAGATACAGGCGTGACAGAAACAACTGGATTTATTCCGCTATTTGATATTCAAGAAGGTCGCATCATACGCAACTACACCGATGGCCAATTCTCTGGGATAGCTGATGAACTTGCCAAAAGAACATATGAAGAATCTGGCGATTATTCTATCGAACCATTCGTCCTGACTGTAGACGAGCATTTAAATGATGGTGTCACAGGCGGCACATATCTTTCTACTGAGGCTGATAACGAAGCTAGTCTTACAGAACAAGGTGATGCATCAAAATTAGTTGTTGAGGTTGATCCATCTGTAGGTTATGTTCAAGGTTACAGAATAGAAACAACTGATAAAATCAGACAAAGCATATCAAAAGCAAATACGTTTGCTAGACGTGAAAATGTTGTTGTTGGACAAGGTATTGGCAACTACCTCATATGTGATGAGGTTATGGGCATCTGGAACTTTACAGACCTACAAGAAGTGAAATTCTACTCAGAAGCTCAAAATGTTATCAGTACTCTTGCGTTTAATGACCACTCTGTTGCTGGCACTTTAATCGGTTCGGCTAAGATTCGTGGAATGCAATGGCATGAGGGGCAATCAGGAACATCAGCTGGCAAGTTTAGAATATATATCACTGACATTCAAATGGTGGCTGACAAAGCATTCAAAGATGTCCGATCATTATATGTTGTTGACTCGCTGGCTTCAGGAAGCCACTCATTTGCTGACGTTGTTCTTGAGTTGGACGGTAATGCTAAGGTTCAAGATGCATCTTTTGCCAAACTAGTATTTCCTATTCAGAGTAAAGGTGTTAAGACTCTTGTTCAAGCAGAAACGCAATATGTAACTCGAAAAGAAGCAGATGGTAACGTAGGAACGAATGGTCAAGTTACAATAACTCGCCCAACCTCAGCTACTGGCGGCACAGACACAATGAATGACTCAGGCGCTTTGACAGGTCCAGACGAAAGAAATGTCATAATTGTAGCCAAAGAAACAGCGACAGTTACCTTATCAGGAACTATCACCGCAGGATCTATCAGCGGCGGCACAGGCACTCTAACAGGTGATAGTACTGCATTCGATACCCAACTAACTGTAGGCGACTTCTTTACATGCCATTCTGGTGTTACAACTACACTAAGGGTCACGGAAGTCGTCAACGCCACCTCAATTAAGGTCGCTGGCGGTAATGGTAATCCAAGGGGTGTGATCACCCAACAGTTCCCTGCTGGTCATATTTTCGACACACAGTTTAAAGGCACAATTGAAGGTCAAAGTACTTCTCACGATATTGATCTAGATCGAACGTTTGTGTCAGCTTTCGATGTCCAAGTATACTTTGATGTCTTGCGTTCTGAAGCAGTACCTGAAAGCAAAGTAGTACATAAGAGCAAGTATATCAAAATTAATACAACTAATCATGGTGCAGGGGCAAATGGTCCATGGGATCTCGGTGTCTCTGATGCATGGAAACTTGAATCTGTGTTGATGGGTGCCGCTGATAGTGTTAATCTCACTAACGGTGTTGAATCCCTCCAATACTTTGAGCTGGATGACGGTCAACGCGACGGCTTTTATGGCGGTTCAAGATTAGTCAAGAAATCATCAGCTACCTCGGGTGCACTTAATACGACTGACAAAGGAATTCTTGCTAAGTTCAGCTGGTTCGCTAGAGATACCTCTGGTGGTATTGGCTTCACCACAGTCGACTCATATCCAGTAGATGATGCTGACGCAGCAAACGCATCGAAGATCGCCACACCAGAAATTCCATTGTTTGTATCTTCAGATGGTACTGAATATGATCTGAGAGACAGCGTCGATTTCCGTCCAGCACAAGCCAATACGTGTGAGCCAAAAGCAGATCTAACTGGAATTCCTTCCAACCCAGCAGCACCATCTGTGTTTACTGTTCACGGGACACATGGTGTATACCCGCCAACTCCAGACCAAAACTTCCAAGCTGACGTTGACGTTTATCTCCCACGCATAGATATTGTGGCTCTTCGTCCGAATGGTCTGTTTGATATTAAAACTGGTATTCCCGATGAGACTCCTGTAGCACCGACAGCTGACCCACAGGCTATGTTATTGGGGACAATAACCATTCCTGGATACCCATCACTTTCTCCAGAAGCGGCAACATATTATGGTCGTTACGATTATCAAGTGAACCTTGAACGAGAAAATAATCGAAGATATACTATGGAAGATCTTCGTGAGATGGACGGTGATCTAGAAAAAACAAAAGAACAAGTTGAAATCAACAAACTTGATATTGAAGCACTAAAAATATCAGTTTTGCGGATTGATGATGCAGCTGACGCTGTTGAACCACCTAAAGAAGTTGTTATTGTTAATCCAAAACCAGTCGAAAGATATTACAACACCTTGCGTTCTGGCGATTTTATCTCGGAAAGTTCACCTATTCGACCGATTCCGAAGATGAAAGATATTGACTTGGAGGTTAAGGCTGGTTCTTTGACCAATGTCCGTCAAGGAAGTATATTCAAAAGACTCTTCAGACAAAACTTCCATAAGTCTATGTTGTCTCAAGTATTCGGCACAAAGCGTTTGCCGATTATCGAAAAGACAACTACACCCATTCGAGTGTTCAATGGCAGAATGAGCCTGTCTCATAGTATATGCCATATCACACAAACCCCATCTAGCGTGAATAGCAACACATTGTCGAGGATGTTGAGTGATTATAAAAAAGCTGGCATTGATTACACTGGGCTGGCTGAGTTTTCAGACCTTTCAGGCATCAGCCGATCACGTTCTGCTAACGACTATGAGATAAAGGCACATGCGCCTATTGCTGTTACATGTACTGGTCTGAAGCCGTCGACCAAGGTATGGCCAAGGTTTGATGGGCGTGATGTTACAAAATACTCCCAGCAGACTGGTCAGAAGAAAGGCAAGTCTTACCTGATGACTGATTCGACAGGCAAGTTGACCTTCTCGTTCTTTTTACCAAACGACAGCACCATGAAATTCAGAGGACTGAAGCATTTACTAGAAGTTAGTGATGTGCAGCCGCCTATAGTGAGCGGCATTAGTTCTGGTAAGAATGGCTCGACAACTCGATGTGGACAATATTACCTTGCGCCATCTAAGAAATCAAAAGGACTCGATCCGAAAACCGTACAGAGGAACATAACAAACCTTGTTCTCTCAGAATTGTCTGCCGATAAAACACAGACGAATGTCAGTATCAAAGAGATTCCACAAGAACTTCCTGATTTTCTATCACAAGTGTTTATTGTTCCGTCAAGCAAGATTGATGGCGTATTCTGTCATCACATCAGACTATTCTTTGCAAAGGCATCGTCTGATACATCATCGTCGGTTCTGTTGCAGATTAGGGAAGTTGATCGAGCAGGTGGTCCGACTAACGTATTAGTCTCGCAATCTCAACCTATCTCAAGAGCGACCATTGCGGCAGCGGCAAGCACAACGACGAATGCTAATCCTGTAGAGTTTGATTTTGACGAAAGACCTTTCTTGACATCAGGAAAGGCTTATGCGTTTACTGTCATTCCTACTGATTCCAAAGATGAATATGAGCTTTGGACAGGCGTAAGAAACCAACCAGATGTTGTTACCAATAAGTCTGCGTATGGTGTTCCTGGACTTGGTGATCTATTTTCTTCTGCTACAGGAAATAACTGGGCAAAACTGCCGAATGAGGCGTTGAAGTTTGACATACGACAAAATTCTTTCACCAAGTCAGAAGTGGCAACGTTTGAGTTAGATAATTCAGACACCGAGTTCTTGAATGTGAATGCCATAACTCCATTTGGTCCATCGACAGCAACCACGGGATTCCAAACAGATGAGATCGTTCGTGGAACATGCTTGATGACAATAACACATGACGCTGCTGTAACAATTGTGGCGGGTGATGCATTGAAGAGTAAGGTTGCTAAGAATGTGCCTGATTATGACGCTTTCATCAACACAAACACTGACACAACTACATGGGCAGACGGAACTGTGAGGGCTGTAGTTTCTGAGCCCACAACCACTACAACTCTTGTTCAGGTTGATGCGTTCGGTAACTTCCCTACTTCAGCAGCAAATACCCACAGCACGTTGTTTAGAAACAATGTTAATATAGGTGTGGCGTCTGCATTTACGGCAAATACTGTACAAGGTAAAGTGTCGTTTCTTAATACCGATTATGGCAGAATACGTCTTTCCGATTCAACAGGCACTACAACTCATGGGTTTCGTGCGACTGAGTATATTCGCGGACAAGAAAGAGGCGCAGGTGCATTAATCACTGAGGTTGCGAATATTGATATTGATGCTATTACGATAAATGCTCCAATATTCACACCAAAATTCACTAAGATTGATTGGCAGATGAAAACCACTTCTTTGGCTGGCGTTACTGATACTGCATTCTCCTCTGTTCAGCCAAACGAAAGGGTTGTTTTCGCTAAAGATCAGAAAAGAATCTATAGTGCATCAAACAGAGATACAAAGTCATTACTCATTAAAGGTACTATGACAACCACTGACGTTCGCGTTGGTCCAACAGTCGATATAAACGATGCATCGGTGAGTGTTGAGCAAGAAAGAATTAGTGCTACTCCTGGAAATGAGCAGTTTCCTGCAGGTGACGCTTCTGCTCGATATATATCACAGGTTGTTCCTGCTAGTCGACCTGAAGGTGGTGCTGGCGAGAAATTCTTCTTTGCTGTTAGAGGATATATGCCGAAAGAGGGTGGTGTTACTGTGTATGTTAGAGCTAGGAATGAAAATGACCCTGAGCCTATCGAGGATAAGATCTTCACCCAATGTGAGGATTATTTCACAAGACCTGCTGAACAATCAACGCTTGGCGACTCCACTTCAAGCACCACTAAATTGTTCAGACTTTTCTCTACGACTGGCGCTACTGATAACACTTTGGGGTTTGGCACTACCAATAGGTTGTTCGAGAACACTGATGATACTAAGATTATTGCGTATGAGTCAAAGGATGGTTCTAGATATTCTGGTATTGATTATATCCAATACAAGATTGTTTTGACTCGCCCTGATGGTAAGGGTAGAGATTACACTCCTTCAATACACAACTTGACTAGTGTAACGCATAAGAGACCTGTATAGTGCAATCGAAAGTAGTTTCTGTTAGAGGTCGTCCTGACTTGACATTTGATGTTGAGTCTGGGGCGATCTTTTGCAATGACGTTTCTTCGAATAGAGCATATGAAGAGAAGATAGTTAGAAACGCAAAAGACAAGCACGTGACAGACGAGATAGAAAGTCTTAAAAGTGATATGCAAGATATAAAAACTATGCTGCAAGTTCTAATAAATAACAGACAATAGAGATTGAATTGATACGACAAATATCTGAAAACGACTCAATCAATTCTAATAAATAATACTAGTCCCTCACTATAAGAGAATAGAGAATTTCAAATGACAGTACCTGTATCAAATACCCAACTGAGCGATAGCTTTAATACTTGGAGATTAAACACCAACTTCATCTCTACGATTATAAGCAACAATGTTGTCACCGTAGCGAGAGCAGGTGGTGCTAATAGGGGCGGCTCAGTTACTGGAGACGGTCATGTTGAGGGGACGTTCTCTTCTACAACGCTGAGAACTGATAAACTTAAAAGCGGTGACACGGTTGGTGATAATGGTGGAACGCTTCTTATAGAATCCAACACACATATAACTGGCGCTGGAGTTGAGTTGTTCACTGTTGACGCTAATACTGTGTTCAACGCAAATGTGACATTCAACACTACTGGTACAGAGCAAGTCGATCTTGGCGATGTGAGTAGGATTCGCTTGGGTGGCGGTGCTTCTGGTCAGGTTCTTGTAATAAAAGAAGGTGGAACAACTGACGAACTACAATATCAAGACTTCAAATTAAGAGACTTACAAGGCGACCATGCCTATGAAGTGAACAACAGCGACTTAACAATGGCTGGTGGTAACACTACATTCCGTTCTGGTGGCAATTCACCACACTTACTATTCTCTGGCGGTACTGGCGGTACTGGTGGGAACAACGATATTGCTGCGATATACCTTGCTGGTGATTCGACTCTTGGTAGTTCAGATCTATACTTAAAATTAGTTGATGCTGCTGGTCAATCACAATTGGTTATCGTAGACTCAGCTGATGCTGTTGTTGCGACTATTGACTCAAACGGCAATGCTAATTTCACAGGAACGCTAGGTTCTGGTAATGCTACAATCACTGGCACTCTAGGTGTTAAAGGTAATACAGACTTAGATGGCACATTGAATGTTGATGGTGCTTCAACACTAGAAGCGTTAGACGCTAAGAATACAACTGTTACTGGAACTCTAGGCGTTAAAGGCGCAACGGTCTTAGACAGTACATTGCAATCTGGCGCTACTACAATCACTGGCGATTTAGGTGTTACTGGTGCCACAACCTTAACTGGTACTGCGACCGTTAAAGGCGCTACAGAGATACAGAATACATTAGGCGTTAAAGGTGCTTCTACCTTAGTCGGAGCATTAGGCGTTACTGGCGCAACAACCTTAACTGGTACTGCGACCGTTAAAGGCGCTACAGAGATACAGAATACATTAGGTGTTAAAGGCGCTTCTACCTTAGTCGGCGCATTAGGCGTTACTGGCGATTCTACCTTAGTCGGCGCATTAGGTGTCAAAGGTGCAACAACCTTAACTGGTGCTGTTGGTGTTACTGGCGCAACAACCTTAACTGGTACTGCAACTGTTAAAGGTGCTACAGAGATACAGAATACTCTGGGAGTCACTGGCGATTCTACCTTAGTCGGCGCATTAGGCGTTAAAGGTGCAACAACCTTAACTGGTGATGTTGGTGTTACTGGCGATTCTACCTTAGTCGGCGCATTAGGTGTCAAAGGTGCTACAACCTTAACTGGTGATGTTGGTGTTACTGGCGATTCTACCTTAGTCGGCGCATTAGGTGTCAAAGGTGCTGCTGTTGTAGACAGTACCTTACAATCTGGCGCAGCTACTGTTATCGGTGCGCTTGGAGTTAAAGGCAATACAGACTTAGACGGAACCTTAAATGTCGATGGTGCCACAACTCTTGATGCATTACAATCTGGCGCAGCTACTGTTATTGGCTCATTAGGCGTTAAAGGTGCAACTGTCCTAGACAGTACCTTACAATCTGGTGCTGCTACTGTTATTGGTGCGTTGGGTGTCAAAGGTAATACAGACTTAGATGGTACGCTGAATGTTGATGGAGCTACAACTCTTGATGCGTTAGACGCTAAGAATACAACTGTTACTGGAACTCTAGGCGTTAAAGGTGCAACAGTCTTAGACAGTACCTTACAATCTGGCGCAGCTACTGTTATCGGTGCGCTTGGGGTTAAAGGTGCTGCTGATATAGACAGTACGTTGAATGTCGATGGTGCCACAACTCTTGAAGCGTTAGACGCTAAGAATACAACTGTTACTGGAACTCTAGGCGTTAAAGGTGCAACAGTCTTAGACGCTGCTCTGACTGCTGGTGCGACAGAGGTCACAACTCTGACTGCTGGTGGTGCGACTACAATAAGTTCTACTCTTGGTGTTACAGGCGCAACAACATTGTCTAACACGCTTGGAGTTAAAGGCAATACAGACTTAGACGGAACCTTAAATGTTGATGGCAACGCCACTCTTGGTGCTGATGCTACCATAGGGATTAAAGGCAGTGCCGTTAATGTTCATGGTACGCTGAGTGCAAATAGCGACATCACTCTTGGTGTAGTATATGATCCTGCTGATTATGCAGATGCTGATCCTGCTACCCAAGATGCAGCACTTAGGGCTGCATACGTTGCTGGCGATATCACGTCAATGGCTGTTTGGGCGAATACAACATTCCACAACCAACTAAATGTTCCAGGTGGGGTATCTACCACCGCATCAAGTTCGCTTGGTTCGCTTACTGTCACTGGGGTGACATCTCTTGATGGTGCTGTTTCTCTTGGTGATGGCACTGGCGACGACATCACAGTTACTGGTTCTTTAGCATCAAGCATCATTCCTAAAGCGGATAACTCTGTTGCTCTCGGATCTTCAACTAAAAGATTCAGTGATGTCCAAACTACGAATATGACAGTAGCTGGTAATCTTACTGTATCAGGCACTACAACAACAATCAATACTGAAACTTTAGATGTTGCTGATAATCAGATCACTCTGAATAGTGATGTTGCGGATGGTGCAGCCCCCACTGAAGATGCTGGATTAAATGTTAATCGGGGCGCTCAACCAGATGTTGATATTCGATGGAATGAGGGTGGTACTAAAGGTCTTTGGGATCTAACGGTTGACGGAACCAACTATGATGAAATATTGACAGATGATGGTCGAACTATTGCAGACAGGACTGATCTCTCAACTAGCGTAGTCGGCGGCGATTTTCTTCTAGTGCTAGACGCTTCTGATACAGGTAAGCTCAAGAAAGCCACAATCACAAACGCAGCTCTACAGGGCACTAAAGGGGCTAAAGGCACTAAAGGGGCTAAAGGTACTAAGGGCGCTAAAGGCACTAAAGGGGCTAAAGGTACTAAGGGCGCTAAAGGCACTAAAGGGGCTGGTGGTGTTCAAGGTGTGAGCGTTATTGTTGCTAAGGTCTACAAGCGTAGTGCTACTGCGTTGGATACACCAGCTGCAGATGACGGCTCATATGACTTCTCTAATGATACCCTAACTGCACCTAGTGGTTGGTCTGCTACAATCCCTGCTCCAGTAGCTGGATCAGATCTATATGTCAGTACTGGCACATTTAGTGCTGAAGGAACTGCAACTGATACTACTGTGACATGGTCTGCTGCAGTTATACTTGTGGGCGAAGGCGCTAAAGGCGTTAAAGGCACTAAAGGGGCTAAAGGCACTAAGGGCATGAAAGGCACTAAAGGCGCTAAAGGTACTAAAGGCGCTGGAGGCGATAAAGGCGCTAAAGGCACTAAAGGTGCGACAGGTGCGGTATCTGGCATATCCGATAACATATCTACTTCAGGATACATTGAAGCTGGGTTTGGTAGTGGTGGTATTGCACTAACCACAAATGATGGTGGCGGTAATGCGAATGTAACATTCAACCACAGATCGAGAACACCAGATAAAACGGATGGTGGCACTGAGGGTGTAAAGGGTAACTCTGCGCGGATCAGCGTTAATGTTGATGCTGCTGAGGGCATTAATGCCTCGATGGACTTCGATTTGACGAGCGGTAGTATTGGTGCGCAGCAGATTGCCTCAACCACTGTAATGTCGGTCATCCAAGACAAAGTAAAACTGTTCCAACCACTGCATATGGGTAACACCGAAGTTATCAAAGGTGATGGTAAATGGGCTGGTGATAGCACAGGTCTTAAAGGTGAAAAAGGCACTAAAGGCTCTAAGGGCATGAAAGGCACTAAAGGCGCTAAAGGTACTAAAGGCGCTGAAGGCACTAAAGGTAATGAAGGAAACTTTGGTGGTGCTACTTTTGACTACACTTTCAAAACTGCTACTGGTAATGCGGATCCAGGAACAGGCGGGCTAAGGTTAAATAATGGTGCAGTATTAGATGCAAACAAAATGTTTATTGCTGATTCAGATGACAATAGCACAGACATACAATCATTCTTACGAACTATTGACGATTCTACTTCTGCCTTAAAAGGTCATTTTAGAATTTCAAATAAACAAGATGCTTCTGATTTTGCTATCTTCACAATTACTGGCATTAATGAAAACGCTGGCTGGTTCACAGTAAACTGCGCACATGTAGCTGGCTCGGCGACTGGGTTCAGTGGTGATGAAGATGTTATCGTGACATTCGCCCGTACTGGCGATTTAGGTCAGAAAGGCGCTAAAGGTACTAAAGGGGCTAAAGGCACTAAGGGCATGAAAGGCACTAAAGGTGCTGAAGGCGTTAAAGGCACTAAAGGGGCTAAAGGCACTAAAGGTGCTGAAGGCGCTAAAGGCGCTAAAGGCACTAAGGGCATGAAAGGCACTAAGGGCATGAAAGGCACTAAAGGTGCTGGAGGCGCTAAAGGCACTAAGGGCATGAAAGGCACTAAAGGCGCTCCAGGACTTCTTTCGTTATCAGACCCTAATGCTGATAGAATTGTATTCTGGGATGATTCTACTAATGCGTTTGGCTTCTTGGCTTCGTCTAGTGGGCTTCAGATATCTACCACGAACATTTCCACAATCAATCTTGCAGACCAAAGATTTGGTAGCACCGCGATAGCCTATAACGGCAACTCCACCACCTATACTGCGCATTCGACATCTGGTCATCTCCATTACGTCAGCAGCAGCCTAGTGGGTTCGTTGAACGCCGCTGGTGATTTTGCAGTTAAGGGTGATATTATCGCCTTTGGTGGTGCTTCTGTTTCTGATGAGAGATTGAAAGAAAATATAGAAGTTGTTGATAACGCAGTTGAAAAGTTGCAATCGCTTGATGGTGTGACATTCAACTACACCAATGGTGGTAAAGACAGTGCTGGTGTTATAGCGCAGAGTTTAGAAAAAGTCTTACCGTCAGCTGTAACAACACGAGCGGGCGATGACATTGTGAACGCCACAGAATATAAGACAGTTGATTATGCTCAGTTATCTGCCCTATTCATTGAGGCGATAAAAGAACTGAAAGAAGAAAATCAAGAACTCAGAAAAATGATCGAAGAACTAGGAAACAAATAGATGTCAGTTCAAAAGCTCAACATACAGGTCGATCAAGGTACGGATTTCTCCGAAACTATTATCGCGAAAACATCGACAGGATCTATCATCGATCTAAGCGGATACACAGTTGCGGGACAGATCCGAAAAACATTTGATTCTTCAACAGCAACCCCATTTACCGCAGGGTTTGGGTTGCGCACTTCTGGTGAGGTCACAATTGAGTTGGCACGGTCTGTCACTTCTTCATTAGAAGCTGGAAGATATGTCTATGATGTTGAGATCACATCTGGTGCTGATAAGCGCACAAGATTAGTTCAAGGACAAGTGACAGTAACTCAAGAAGTTACGCGAGCTGGTGCAATCGACTATATTGATGAGGTTAATATCACCAATCCTGTCGACGGTTCTCTGCTAGTGTATGATAATGCTACAAGTAAGTGGATTGATGATGCGACGATCAAAAGGGTTGATACGGACAATGTTCTCATTACAGCAGATGTTGATGTAGCAGGAACAGTAGAAGCCGATGGATTTAGTGGGACAGGCGCTTTAACAATAACAGACTTCATCGATGATGATAGTTTCGGAACAGCAACAGCAACTAATGTCCCTACATCACAGTCTGTAAAGGCTTATGTAGATGCGACATCCTCTATAAGTTCACTGAATGACACCAGCATTGCCAGCCCAGTTGCTGGACAATTCTTAATATATGATGGAACTGATACTTGGGATAATAAATCTATCACTGGAGATGTGACATTCACTGCTGGTGGTGTTTCATCAATATCTTCCGATTCAATTATTAATGCTGATATCAAATCAGACGCTGCAATATCAATATCAAAAACTGCTCTAATTGCTGGAACAGGGATAGATCTCGACACAAATACTATCTCATTATCTGACGGAGCTGCGCTAAGTAATTTGACAGGCGGCAGCAGCACAACAACATTCTTGCGCAATGATGGTGCGTGGTCTACTCCTGTAGACACAACATACACTAGCGGTACTGGTCTTACATTAGATGGAACTGAGTTCAGCTTATCTACTGGCGCATCACTTACAAACCTTGGTGGTGATGGAACTGACTACAGCGGTTTGGACCCAGAAACGACTGACAAGCCTCTATTCCACACTTTCTTGAGAAAGGATGGTGGTTGGCATTCAGTTAAACAGTATTCTGGCGGTACTGGCATCAACGTTATTGCCTCATCCAATGTTGCCCTTAATGATACAATCACACTTGATATCAATGCGGCACTTACAAACCTTGGTGGTGCATCGGGCGATGATCAATCTTTATTATTAGCAAAGGATGGCTCTTGGGTTGCTCCTTCCGATGACAATACAGAATATACAGCAGGAACTGGGCTAGACCTGAATACAACAGTATTCAGCTTATCTACTGGCGCAGCATTTGCAAACCTTGGTGGTGCTGCTGGAGAAGACCCAGAGCTAGTATTAAATAAAGCAGGTTTTTGGACCAGACCACCGACATATATTCTCGCAAACACAGGTCTGACATTTGTTGCAAACACCACCGCAGAAACGGCAGACCATGCATCGTTTGCTGTAAATGCTTCTCTAACACATCTAACAACTGTTGGGTCTTCTGCCACATCTACTGATTTTTTTGGCGACACAATAACTCTTGGTGGAACCGCCACATCGGCTGCATCCACTATACTTAACGGGGCAGCGCCATACCTCAACTTCTATAATACAAAAAACATTGCAAGCGGGCTGACTACATCTTCCACAGAGTTTACGGGAGTAATTCCTTTTCACGGCATTGCTATTGATACTGACAATTCCAACGCCCAATCATATAAGCAATCTGGCAGAATCTCTTCCAAGTTTACTGACTGTACTGAATCAGCTTTATCTGGCCAAATGCTTTTTGAAGTCGCGAAAGCTGGTGCTACCCATTGGTCGCAAGGTGATCCAAACCCAAAAAATGTAATGGTACTAGATCCTGGAACTGTTACTATAGGTGTAGCGGGGACTGAAAATGCTTTAGATCTTACCGACTTAGTAGTAAACGGCGACGCATCGGTATCGGGAGATCTAGTCGTAACTGGCGATCTTACAGTAAATGGTACAGAAACTGTAATCAACTCCACAACATTAAGTGTTGATGATAAGAACATTGTTCTCGGGAGCGTAGCCACACCGACAGACACCACTGCAGACGGTGGCGGCATAACTCTTAAAGGCACAACTGATAAAACACTTAACTGGGTCGACTCAACTGATTCATGGACAGCGTCAGAAAACTTTGAACTCGCTTCTGGAAAAGCATTCAGAATCAATGCTAATGAAGTGTTGAACCAAACAACTCTAGGTTCTACTGTGCTTGCTTCGTCACTGACAAGTGTTGGCACTATTGGAACTGGTGTGTGGAATGGCACAGCAATCGCAGACACATATATCTCTAGCGCAGATACTTGGGATGCAAAGCAAGCGGCTCTCTCCTTTGGCATAGCTGACACAAATAGTATTGTGGTTGATGGCACACCTGTCGACGGCGAGTTTGCCCAATTCACATCCGCTGGTCTTGTTAGCCGAACTGATGCTCAAGTATTATCTGATATCGGCGCTCAAGGCGCTCTTACTTTCGGTAAAGCGAGCGGTAACGCATTAAAATCTGAAGAAGCTCTAGTAACTAATGATGTCTTATTGATGGGCACCACTGATGTCAAAGGCAGAACTTATACTGATTTTAAATCAGACTTATCTCTGAACAATGTTGAGAATTCTGCGATAAGCACATTCGCAGGTTCTAGTAATATCGTTACAACTGGTGCGCTTGATACTGGTTCTATTACTTCTGGGTTTACTAGTATAGACATTGGTACTGGTGCTCTTACAGCAGGAGCTATTACTGGCGACTCATTTCAAGGCAGTCAACTTGCCCTTATTATTGGTAGTGGCACAGTGGCCAGCATTAATAAGGCTACGCACAGCGGAAGAAAACTTGTATACAATGGCGCAACCGCTAGTGCATGGACATTAGATGATTGTCCAGCTGCTGATGTGGGTGTCACTTACACATTAGTCAATGCAGGAACATCAACAGTAACGATCAGCAGAAATACAAATAGCGTTTTTAGCAGGTTGGTGTTGGGAGCAAGTCCACTCACGGCAGGTTCAATAGCAATTTCAAAAGGTGGAATCATTGAGATTGTGTGTACAGCAGAAAACGTATATAGCTGTTTCGGTTCAGGCATACAATAATGTTTAGTAGCGCAGTAGTATCAACTGCCCCAAACAACCTTGTGCCTCCAGTATCTAGCGCAGATAATGTATTAGAGAATCCTCTCTGGGCACATGGCAGCTATTATCCTGTAGGGTTTAATTACAACGGTGTCAACAGGCTTGTCAACGCCACCACATCAACGGGTGTTGGTGCTGGAGTCAATACATCTGCTCCCGCATGGAGACATTACTCACCGCTAATAATCGCATCCAATCAGTATTACACATACATGGGCAATCTGCAGATAATAGACAATCCTGGATATACGGTTACAGAGTTTGGTGAAGGCATTGATATACCAAACCCTCTGATAATATATGGTTCTGCCACTCTGTTCACAGGTTCGGCGACAGGCAGTTTCACCAACAATGATGCGGATAGAGGTGCTTCTCAAAACGGAAAATACACTAATTTAACGAAGACAAGGATGGTTACGCACACAACATTATCCACGATCGACAGCAGCACTGCTATGACTAATGTCGGATTGTGGACTAATGTTACGGAGTGGTTCCAGACTCTGACAATTCCAGACGGCAAGACAACCGCTAAGTTCGGAGCTAAAGTGCGAATTCCTGCGGGAGATAAACTGAGAGAATTGAATTTTGCAGGCTTTTATGTTTGGTCTGAGAATGCGACTGGGCTAGATAAAAAGGTGCACTACATCAGAATTAAACACACTGACGCATCTTACACTCTTCCGACAGGTGATTTGACTGGAGATCCTGGAAAGTATAATTGGACAGGAATGTCAAACACCCCCCAATCGACTAGTACAAATGCACCATACTACACCAACCAAACCACAACCACCGCTACTGAATCACTACTAATAGATCAAGACAACATTGAGCAATGGACAGACATTGAAGCGACAATCACGCTAGAGACAGGAACTAGCAGGAAACTAGGCTTCGCCATGTACTTTGCGGAAAACTGCTCGTACATGCATGAAGGCGACAATGACCTGCACGATCCTGCCAACGCCGCAGTACTGAGTGGCGGTATGCAAGTATTTGCACCATATGTAACATTCCACGACTAATTCAGAGAACATAATGAGTGAAATAAAGATAAAAATATATAGCGATGCCAACTCAACTGGTGTTGATTCTGCGTCCGCAACTATAGACAATTGGCTTGTTGATAGAAAATATCCTTGGTCGTTGTACAAGTTTGATGTTACTGTTCTTAATTTGGGCGCAGATTTCACTGAAAGTGAATCACAAACACTCTTCCCCGAGTTTACAGAGTATCCAAAAATATCTATAACACACGGAGATAACACACCAATTGATGATAATAAATTTGAAGCAGGGGAATTGTTGACAGCTTTGAATAGTCTGCACACATTCATCAGGTAATGTAATTCTACGACCGCTCCTAAATATAATACAAAACTGATACACACAATTATTATGGGGTAGAGAATGAAGAAGTTGGTGATCAATCTTGATCGGAGAGCAGACCGCA